GTAGTTCCTTACGATGTAAGGATTCAGGATGACTCATGGTTTGGAAAGATGCAGCAACCATTGCTATCGGTTGCATCGACTTCGTTCTGTAATGGAACTCAGTCTCGTTGCATTATGCCACCGTGCAAACTTGGCAACAAGTTGTATACCGATGGATCATCGGTATTCATGACGACTCGCAAAGCATTGCAAGCAGTCTTGAAGGGTGTCATTTTCGACAAGCACGAACACGACTACGATCATTGCTACTTCGATGCTATCATGCGTTCTGGAATGATGGCATTCTACATTCCTTCCATGGGAACTTACCGTGTCGAGATTGGTAGGAAAAAGCGGACCAATCAAGGTAGTCGTAGCTGACGACAGCCGGCTTGTCTATTCCGACAACTGGCGTAATGGCTGGTTGACTGGATTCAAGCAGATTGGTTGCGATGTTGTTGTAGTTGACATCGCTAAACTCAGGGAGCTTCAAGGTGGAGGAATCTACTCGACAAGGGGAGGAAACTTCACGAAGGGCCTTGTTGATAATATCAAACAACAAAGACCGGATCTTGTTTGGTGTTATCATGGACGAGCAGCGGGAACTTCATCTTTCATACAGCCTATCAGAGCGGCAGGACTTAGAACGGCTACTTACTTACCAGATGAGCCTTATGAGAGTGGCGAATCGTCCAAGTTCTCACAGTTGTTCGATTATGTCTTTACGATGGATTTCTGCACTATTGAGATCCACGAACAAGCAAGGCAAGCCCCTCATCGCGGAAGGACATTCTATCTACCTCCATGCGCTGATGTAACAAAGTTTTGTTACAAGGATTATCAGAATAGAGAAGTCCCAGCATTCTTCCTTGGTAATCCTATGCTGATTCCAAGAGAAAAGTTCTTGCGAGCAGTGGAGAAGGTAGTTGATGGTGCAGATATTTGTTTCTGGCCTAACAAGGGTATTCCAATAACGAAGTTCAGCAAACAGTGGGTAAAACAAGAAGAACATCCACTCTATTACTCAACGTGCAAAGTAGGTCTGAATATTCATCGCTCTCCTGGAATAACGAAAGAATGCTTCAATACCCGTGTTCTACGTAGTAAAGGAAGACATATAGCACTTCCAACTGCGCCGCCTAAAGAGGATGGGACAGGTTTCTGGAATGACTTTGATGCACCGGCAAGCCATGTCAATCCGCGCTTCTTTGAAATGGCTGCATGTGGAACGCTTGTAGTAAGTGATAATCACAGGTTGGAACTGGAGCGCATGTTTCCATATGCACCCCGTGCAAATACTCCAGAAGAGTATGTTGCATTGGTGACTCACTATCTGAACAATCTAGATGAAGCAGAGACGATAGGACAAGCATGTTGTTTCGAGATTTTCAAGCGGCACACATTCAGGCACCGGGCGGCAGAAGTCATGATCCGAGTTGGCTTGATGGATCGATTGCCGGAAAGCCTGCTTTTATCTTTGGGGGAGCAGAAGGATTGGTTGACTCCCCAGGATTTGCAGCTTCCAAAGGGCAAATCGTCATCGGAACGAACTGGACATTGCGGCTCTTGGAACCCTCAATCTGGCTTGTCGTTGACGCGAATGTTTGGAAGTCCGAATCTCCGAGACTCATTGGATGCACCGATTCCATGGTCACCATAGTAAATCGTGGAATCTTCGGAGGCGGAATCTACTCGACAGCACACTCGCATAAGTTGAAGATGGTTGGCACAAAAGCTGTGAAACCAGTTGAAATCCGTATAAGAAAGTTCAATGGAGTTCAACGCAAACATGGCAAGTTGGGACTAAGACCATTCCCATTCTATGTGCCAAAGTCTGTAAACGATGAGTTTCATCCAGGTGGTAACTCCCTGTGTTTCGCCATCCAGCTTGCCCATGTGATGGGCGCTAACCCCATTGTTTGCAGCGGCTTTACGCTGCAATCGGGATCGAGTTACTTCTTCGGGCGCACCAACCCGGTCACCCGGCGCCAGAGCCTCTACCAGACGGGCCTTGCGTTGGATTGGCTGGCTGGGTATGGATCCGCCCACCCAGGACGTGCGTTCCTGGATCCGACCTTCGCAGGGCCGGTTGCGGACGTTCTGCCGAGGATCAGCACTCATGCGCTCCAAAGCATCGCCGGACACGGGACTCCCAACGATAGCCGACACGAACCAGACTCGGCTGACAAGCCTGTTCGTCAAGGGTAGTGACTTCGATCACATCGAAGACGAACCAGAAAGCCAAGAGGAGCCTTACGAAGAAGGGCTCCATGGCATGAAGGGGATGAATCCATTCATCTCGGAGGAGATGGCTAGCAATCCTGCTGTTAGCGATAAGCAACAGAGGTTCATGGCTATGTGCGCTCACGATCCAGCAAAGGCACAAGGAAAGTGCCCGAGCAAGGATGTTGCTCAGGAGTTTAGCCACAAGCCATGAGCGTGAGTGTAGGATCTGATCGGTTGCAGATAGGCAACACATCAAACCCGCCGATGACGCGGGTGAACGATCAGTCGGTAGCTTCGCGTGGCATGGGGAAGGCAACTGCTAGAGATGGCACAAAGCCAGTCTATGCAGAACACTCCCTGGTTGAAAAGTATACTGATGGCCAACATGTTGACCAAGTGGCCAAGATGTATAGTGAGATGGTTGGGTTCAAGAACCTAGCCGATCAACCAGAGGTTGTAGAGCAGGCAAAGGCAGCGGTTCTCTCATCTCTCAAGGATACGTTCGCAACGTTTCAATACTTGCGTAACAAGTTCCTTATCATGTATCGCCTATATAGAGGCGAAACACTGGCATCGTTTGGATACGGACGGCAGAAGCTTCATTCACCGACTCCATTCAAGATCGTGGAAACGATTCATCCACGAATCATGCGAACCGTGTTTGGTTCGCAACGTTGGTTCCAGCTTTATGGAAAGAATGAAGAACACGATCAGGCGGCAATAGCTCAGGAGATTCTTTGCCGCGATCAGTTGCGAGTCTGTAACTACCGCTCAAAGGCATCTAGGTTTGTTCGCAATGGTCTGATTTACGGAACTGCTGTCCAGAAGACATACTGGAAGCAAGAACTTGAAGACCGTTCGTATCGAGTTGCTAAGCGAACACCTGATCCGAAGATCCCTGGTGCATCGAGGGTAGATCTGTCGGATGTAAAAAGGGAGGAAATGATATTCGATGGGAACGATGTTCTTCCTATCGATATCTTCGACTTCTATGCACCGCCATCGGCTTCAAGTATTGAAGAAGCAGAATGGTGCCTAGATCGTCAGTTGTGGCCTGACTACCGTGTGAAACAAATGGTCGAACTCGGCCATTGGAAGAACACCGCAGTCCTGGAAGGAAACACAGGCGACAACGACTATGCGTATGAAGATCCATACAAGCAACGTAAAGCGTATGCTTATGGACTATTCGATCCGCGTGGTGGCAAGCAGACTGCAACCGTTCCTCACTACGAAGTAATCGATTGGTGGGGACCGCTAGTAATCAAGAAGGAAAACGGGGAATACATCACCAAGATTTGCAATGTGGTGATGATCCAACCAAGATCGAACGCGATCGTTGCTCGCGTTACGGTAAACCCATTCTGGCATGGCAAGAAGCCATACCAAGTGTGGCGTCCTATCGAGCTTCAGGATGAGTTGTTTGGAATCGGCGCTATCGAGATGATTGCTCGTCTCTCGATGGAAAAGGATACCAAGCGATCCTTGCTGATGTCTGCGACACAACTAGAGGGTAATCCCATGCTAGTTGTGTCGGACCAAGCTAACATACCACCGGGACAACTGGTCGCACAGCCGGGACTCATCATCCGTGTGCCAGGGAATCCAAATGAAGCGGTAATGCCGATCGCATTGCCGCAAGTAAGCGATGCTCCACTCAAGGCTGAGAATATCCTTGAAGCAGAGATGCGTGAAGTATCGGGTGTTACTTCACCAGTTATTGGCGCACAAGATCCGTTGTCATCTGCGTCAAAGACTGCGACTCAATACAACTCGGAACTGAACGAAGCTAACATGCGTCTTAGTGGCGCAATGGAGAACTTTGACAACGACGTAACAGTTCCTATGTTGGAACAGATGGCTTGGAACAATATGCAGTTCCAGTCATACGAGAAGGTCATACGCGACATCGGACCGATGGGAGTTCGGTTCCGTGATCGATGGACAATCCGACCTGAAGACCTGATCGGAAGGTTCATCGTGCAGCCGTTGTCAGGCTTCAAGCTTCTTACGAAACAAACTCAGATTCAGCAGCTTGTCAATCTGTTTGATCGTGCTCCT